TGTTTTGTAAAACCTCCCGCCCGAGTGTTGCAAAACGTGGGCGGGAGGCTGGCAGAACTGACGCCTACACAGCGTCACTACCTAAGCCCGAACGGCCAAAAAATATTCTAGCATTTTTTCGCATCGATATTTTGGTGCGCAGTTGGCCCGTAAATTTAGGGACATGACTACAACCAAGTGGCGGGAATCTGTTATCGGGAGCGGCTACGAGTCGATCGACAAGGCGGCGGGGGTTATCCGTGGCGTCAAGGTTATCGGCAACAAGAGCCGCAACGGTCGCACGTACCCAACCAAGATGCTCCAAGAAGCTGTCCCGGTCTACGAGGGTTCACGAATCTATTTGGATCACGTTGTTCCCGCAAAGAACGGCACTACGGGCCCTCGCAGTATCCGAGATAAGTGGGGAGTGCTCAAGAATGTCCGCGTCTCCGAAGACGGGGGTCTGAGGGCTGATATCCATTACTTGGTCAATCACTCGCAGACTCCCGTTCTTATCGAAGCAGCGGAGCGAATGCCTGAAACGTTTGGCATGAGCCATGACGCAAGCGGCGATGAAGTGTCAATCCCAGGTGGGCTCAAAGAGGTCACCAAAATCCATAAAGTCAACTCGGTCGATATCGTCAACGACCCTGCAACCAATTCCGGTCTTTTTGAATCCAAGGACTTTCCCATGAAGAAAACGATCAAAGAGATCGCGGCCAATAAGAGCAAGTTTGCCAAGATCCTTGAGGACATGATTTCCGGCGATCCGATGATGGCCGAGATGCCCGTTGAATCGTCAATGGATCAAATGGACGATGCAGGCGAGCCGATCGAAAGCACGCCAGAAGAACAAGTTGAACACGCGTTTAAGGCTGCGTTGGTTTCCGTCCTTGACGATCCGGAACTCGACATTCCAGGCAAGCTAGCCAAGCTTAAAACGATTATGCAAGCCTCTGAGACCGCTATGGCAGCGATCACAGGCGAGGGCAAGGCAAAGACGCCGCCACCTGACAAAGCATCGTCAGAGGGCAGCATGGAAGGTTCAGGGGGTGAGACTGGGAACTTGCGAGAAGAACTCGAAGCCACAAGAGCCGAGTTGCAATCGATCAAAACCGAAGCAGCATGTCGCAAGTTGCTTGAGTCTTCGAACCGCGCCGTCGATCCATTCCGCTTAAAGGTTCTGGCAACATTGCCCGAGGCTGACCGTCCCGCACTGGTTGAGAGCTGGGCACAGGTTCGCAAGGCGTCCGACAAGCCAGCGGTTTCCAAATCAATTTTGTCCGAAGGCGTCGATGAGTTGTACGGCGAGACGGGCGAATACAAGCCCAAGACTCGCGAAGAATTCATGCGAGCAATCGGCTAAAAAGAATCGACGGTCTATTCTTTTCGAATCAGGCCGTCAACGAAAATACACGTTTTTTAACTTTTAATCGGTGGTTACTCGCCAAAACTTTAGAGGATAACAGATCATGTCCAAGGGCCTAAACCTTCCACAATCCGTTCACGATTTCAGCCTATACGCCGGATTCGTCGATCACTTTTTAAGTAAGAACACGACGATGTTCACGACGACATCGGCAGACGCCGGAACGGCAACAATGTCGGATGCAGCTGGCGGCGTGATTGTGCTGACATCTGGCGACGGTACGGCGGTTGACAATGACGAATGCTACTTGCTTACGACCAACGAGTTGTTCTTGTTCGCGCCTGGCAAGCCATTGCACCTTCGAGCACGAGTACAACTTGCCCAGGCTGCAACCAATGCGGCTAACGCGTGGGTTGGAGTAATGAACGCAGTTGCAGCCAACGCGATTGTAGATGATGGAGCAGGTCCTAAAACGAACTTTTCCGGCGCTGGTTTCTACATGCGAGACGGTTCGTTAAATTGGCACGTCGCCTATTCGGACGGAACGACTCAAACGCTTGCAGAGTTGACCGCAACAAACTCGCTAACCAAGTCTGCTCAAGTTGGGGCAACCGCAGCAGGTGTTTTCACATTGCTGGAAGTAGACTGCATTCCTAAGACGGCGACGTTGATGGACGTCATTTTCAAGATCAACGGTTCTACCGTCTACAAGATGATGGACCGCACATACGCGTCGCCGACCGAAATGAACTTCGCTGTTGGTGTCAAAGCTGGAACGGCTGTCAATCAGTTGCTAAACGTTGACGCGGTCGCCTGCTATCAAAAACTCTAGTTGGCCCTAACTCAACAACCTTTTTCAACAACCTTTTTCAACAACCTTGGAGCTGAGATGCTACGAACCACAAGTACGAAAACCATTCGCCATCAAAAGCTCCGCAGGGAATTCGAGTTGGCGAATAAAGGCGGTAAAGCTGCACAGTCGGACTTCCGAGAAAACTTTATCGGTAGCCTACGCGAAGAAGGCGAAGGCATCCAAGAACGATGGTCGGTCAAAGAACTGTTTGAGCAGTTCGTTGAAGATGGACGCGAGGCGGTTCGGTTTCTCGACCCTAGAGAATCGGGTGGGTTCCATGTTCAAGAATCGGCCAACGCGGTTGATACTTCGAACTTCGCAAACATTATCGGTCAGATTGCGTACACCGGAACGTTGCTTGCATACGAGTCGCCTGAGTTTGTTGGCGATCAACTCGTTGAGACTGTACAAACATCTTTCAACGGCGAGAAGCTTCCAGGCATTGGCCGTATTGGTGATGATGTCGAAATCGTCAACGAGGCCGCTCCGTACCCCAACGCGACGTTCTCCGAAGAATGGGTTGACACTCCTGAAACGATCAAGCGCGGTTTGATCTTGGACGTGACGAAGGAAATTATTTACTTCGACCGCACTGGATTGTTAATGCAACGTGCCGGGCAAACAGGCGATGCAATTCGAATCTCCAAAGAGAAGAGAATTCTCGACTGTGTGACGGGCGTGACGACTATCTACCGACGCAACGGTGGAGCAGCAGAAGCGACCTACCAGTCCGACAACAGTGTGACCAACACACTTACGGATTGGACTTCGATTGACACTGCACAGCAGAAGTTTAACGTCATGACTGATCCAAACACTGGTGAGCCAATCGCGCTGACCCTGAAAGTGGTATTGGTTCCGAAGGCTCTTGAAATCACTGCTGGCCGGATTCAAACCGCCTCGATGGTTCGAACGGCAACACAGACGGCTGTACAGCAAACGTACAACAACGGAAACCTAGTTAAGACGCCTTACAGCGTTGTTTCCGGCCAGTACGTTCGCCAACGAACAAGCTCGGATACGACATGGTTCGCAGGCGATCCAAAGTCCGCGTTTGCTTATATGCAAAACTGGCCTTTGCAAACTGTTCAGGCTCCCGACAACAACGAAGTAGGGTTCACCCGCGATGTTGTTGTTCGGTTCAAGAGCAGCGAACGAGGAGCGCCAGCGGTCAAGGATCGACGACGAATGCTCAAGTGCACCTAGCCATCGGCTAGTGCAAACGGATTGAAAATCTTACACTAGGGACGTGAGTTATCAACACGTTCCTTTTTTTGTAGGTGTCAAATGGCCTCTGATCCAAAGAATTCCGAAGTTGCAAAAGCTGATTCAGTTTCCGACCTCCAAGCAAAATTGGAGGCCGCAAACAAGATAATCGAGCAGCGAGAAAAAGAACTTGCCGAGGCTCAAAAGGTTGCTCAGGCTAATCAAGACTCGTTAGCAAATCGAACGGTTCGCGGTGCAACGGATATCACGAAGGGCGAGGGCTACAAGTTCGAAGTAGGTCTCAAAAAGCCGCACCCAGGGCTTCCAAACGAGATTGTAGAGGCGTGCGACGAGTCCGAGGCGATCCGGTGGTTCATACTCACAAGATCGCATCCAGAGCGTCCAGGGCTACAGATTGACCCAAGCTTGCACCCAGTTTCAGCAAAGTGCGTTGACCCAAGACGAGACGCACGAATCAAACAATCGCAGTTTGTTTCGAAGCTTCGAAAGAAGTCGGAGAACGGCGGCACACTTACGGACGACGAGCAAACGTTGCTCGACGTGGCAGACGAAAAGGTTCTCAACCCGCAGTAGATTGATTGGAGGCAGTCATGGCATTGATAGATGATCTAAAAGCAAGACGGGCAACTATTCTTGCCGATCTAAATGCCATGACGAAAACGAGCGTGGGTGGCAAGCCCAACGCGATGACCTCAGACGGAGGAACGGCGATCGATCACGTGCAATGGCGCAAGTCTTTGTACGAAGAGCTTGGCCAGATTAACAAGCTAATTCTCGATGAAAGTGCTGTCCAAGCGGCGATTGATAACGAAGACGGTGCGTGGGAAGTAGTGACAGAGGGTGATAACGGTTACTCGCGATAAACAGAAACTTAAAGGATATTTTGCAATGACTTTTCAATTTTCTACCGCAGCTCGCAATGCGTCTCTTGACGCGATCGAAACGACGGTTAGCACTGCGCCGACTCTCGAAATCCGGAGCGGTTCGGTGCCAGCCAACTGCGCGGCGGCTGCGAGCGGGACTGTGTTGGCAACTTTGGTTTTGCCGTCGGATTGGATGGCAGCGGCCTCCAGCGGTGCTAAAGCGCTGAGCGGTACATGGCAAGACCCCTCTGCCGATGCGACCGGAACGGCTGCACATTTTAGGATCAACCAAGGCGCGACGTGTCATATTCAAGGCACAGTTACGGCAACGGGCGGCGGTGGAGACATGACCTTAGACAACGTTTCGATCGCATCGGGCCAGCAAGTAACAGTTACAGCTTTCACGATCAACGCTGGCGGTGGGTGATTTTGTTTTTGTTTGGGATCGATATACACGCAAGGCAAAACTATGACGCTACAAGAACGATTACAACTTGCTGATGTTGCAGCACTACCAGATTGGGCGGCTGCGAGCATTCTCAACGCTCCCGATCCTACGTTACCAGTAATTACAACTTGGGCCGAAACGAATATCGATCCAGGAACAGTCATGAACATTTTAGGCACTGTCGCAGGGGCCGAAATTCTGAACACCCTTGAGCAACTTTCTTCTACCAATTCTGTAGTGAAGTGGGGAATGCGAGTCCTTGAGGGGAGGAGAGGGCTGAACATGGCTCTGGAGACAAGTCGGCAACAAATGCAAAGTTTCGTCGATAGCGGCTTGATTACGACAGCGCAACGCGACTTGTTGTACAGCCTTTCAAAGCGCGAGCGTTATCCATCATGGGCCGAATATAACGGCATCAACGTATCAGCCCGATCAGTCGGATTAGCTAGGGGATCAAAGTAAATGGCTGTTGCAAAATGGGCGTCACCAAGCGCTAGAAGTTCGAATCTTGCCAGCACGACTTTCAATTCGTTGGCAAACGGCTCTGCTGGGACGGCAATAACGTACGACAACAGCACGAACCGCGATCTGTATTCTATAGTCACGGTCAAGCTTGGTTCGCTAACGCCAACGGCAGGAGGGTCGATAACGTTGCGGGTCTACGCTGGGGATGGGACCGACACGCCAGATCTTAATGCGGGTTCGTTTGACGTATATACAGCGGCACTTACAACGACGGCGGGCGCAAAGGTTGTTACGTTCCCGATGGTCCGTCTATACCCTTTCGCGTGCGTGCTTCAAATCGTTAACAATTCTGGCGTCAGCACGGCGGCCAGCGGAAACGAACTCTACGTCCGTCCGTTCAACGAGGATGTTAGCTAATGCCTCGCGGCGTATCTCGAACAGACGAAGCACGCTTGCAAAAGCGGTTGTGGAATCCTTCGCTGCTTGCTTCAAATTCGGCGATTGCGATGTGGCTGGACGTAGACGATTTGTCCACGATCACAATTGCTACCGGTGTTAGTCAGTGGCGGGACAAGTCCGGTAACGGTCGAAATGCGATTCAAAACCTTACTGGATATCAGCCAACCATAACCACGGTGAACGGGAAAAGATCCTTGTTTTTCGGTGGAAGTGCTTTCATGACGATAACGGTAAACGACCATCAAGGTTTGTTTTTAGTTTACCGAGACTCTTCTACAGTAGGATATGTTGAGCCGATTGGCGCAGTACTTACAAGTGCTAAGGCACCCTATCATGGACATTTAAACAACACACAAATATTTAACAGCACCTTCACAAGCTCCGCTACGCTAAACGGTATCAATCGAAGAAACGGAACGTCTATAGGGGATGGCCTAACTACAGCACGACCAAGCTCCCTTTGTGTTCAATCTCATGTCCCAACTTCTGCTTATACTTCCACTCAAGCATTGACTCACGTCGGATGTAACAATTTTAGCCCCCCAAGTCGCGCGATTACTGGTGAAATAAACGAAGTAATTGTTTTGTTAAGCGGAGCGGTAATAAACACAATCGAATTGATCGAGGGATATCTTGCGTGGAAATGGTGGGGCAGTGACAACACGCTCGTAGCAAGTCATCCATTCCGCAACCAACCACCACTGATCGGAGACTAACATGCTGCGCGTTCGAATGCCAGCTACCGGCAGTGGTAGTGTGATTGTCAGTGGAATTAACGGCGTTGCATCTGGTAGCTTGCCTATGAGCGGCAGCGCGACGTCCACGGTTCTTGTTCAGGGTACGGCGTCCGGAGATTTACCGCTTACGGGTTCTGCAACTGGCACGGTGCTGGTTCGTGGCTCGGCTTCCGGTGATTTACCACTAGCTGGCAGTTCAAGCGGGACTGTACTGATTACCGCAACGGCTGCGGGTAGCTTGCCTCTCACCGGCAGCGCGACCGGATCGACTATCAGCGGGAGCATTGCAATTGCTTCCGGTGATCTACCACTGACTGGCAGCGCGACGGGTACGGTCCTAATTCGCGGATCGGCTGCGGGAAATCTTTCGCTCACTGGTACTGCCACGGGTACTTCGGGTGTGCAGGCTGTAGTTGGAACTGGCGTAATTACAAATCTACTGAGTGTAGATTATGAAGACGACTGGTTATACTTAGACGGTATTGAAGATCTTGGATACGAATTCGATTCAGCCGGGGTTACAAATCTTGCTGCTCCCGCTTCCGGAGTAAAAGCGAAACGAGCATCGCCTACCCACAACGAGGTTGTAGTCGCAGCTTCTACAATTGGTTACGAGCCAACTGACCTAGTTTTCGTTGTGTTTGCACCAACACTAATGAGCGGATCAAATCCAATCAGGCCGAGTATTGGAGATAGGCTAGTAGCATTCGACTGCACTTGGATAATCAAAAGTTCGAAGACGCTAATGGATCATTCCCAATATAGATGCTTTTGCAAGAGAACCACTAAGGAGCAGTAAACATGAAAATTATGATAGGCCCGTTGACGGGTAAAGTTATTACGACAAGCGGAACATCGTCGTCTACAAATTTAACGGCTGGAACAAAAGCGGTAATGCTGATTGCGAGAACTTCCGATGCCTACGTAGAAGTGGGAGACGGCTCGCAAACAGCGGACGCGACGGGGATGTATCTTCCGGTCGGAGTTCCGATTCACGTATCGACGTTGAACATGGCTGCGCCTGCGATTGGAGCTATCAATGGCCCGTCCGCAGCGGCCTCTAATATTCATGTGACTGAGTACCAAGGCCAGTTGCGATGATCCCGAAAGAGTTCCCAGCCGAGGAGGCAGAATATTGGATCGACGAGCTTTCTCAGGAAATGGAACGAGGATCGTTTGCGGCGGCGTTTACTAGGATCGTGCCAAACCTTCAAAATGCCTTCGGAGACAACTTCGAACGTGCAGAGGGTCCATCGGGTGACTGGGCTCCTCACGCGCCGTACACGATAGCAAAATACGGGCCTCACCCGTTGTTGATTCTGAGCGGCGATTTGCTCAGGTCAGTAACGGAGACTGGCGAAAAAGGATCAGTCCAACAAATTGGTGATCGCGAGATGGCGTTGGGTACGAGTTTGTTTTACTCTGGATGGCAGCAAGGCGGAACTTCGCGGATTCCAGCAAGGCCGTTTTTGTGGCTCAATGATTCTTGGATGTCCGAGGTCGTCGACGAGTTCGCGACGGGTGTGGTTCTTGTTCTATTTGGGGGTCCGTGATGGCATCAGGTAGTAGATTTCATGCAATCCTAACAGCGGTAGCCGCGACACTGAACGCGGACGCAGACCTAACATCAAGAGTCTTCAAGGTTCGCAAAAAGCCGTACAATCGGGGCTCTACGTGGCTACCTGGGGCTTTCGTCACTCCGGCTCCAAGAGGCGTTACCTCGCCGTTTAACACGGTTCAGGAGGATGAGCTTGTTTTCCCATGCAATGTGGTGATCGTAAACCCAAGCGACTCAGACCTAACGAGCGGCATGGAGTCTCACATGGCGCACATCGAGCGAGTGGAAGAAATATTCCGCAACAAGTCGGCGGCGTTTCTTCCCGCTACAATGCGAGCGTTAAACGCGACGTTTGACACGGCCACGACAGCCGGAAAATATGCCAAGACCGTTTTGCAGATGACCCAGGTAATGCCGGATAAAACGTTCGTTGATCCAGCCTTCGAAGCTGGGTTTGACGCCTCCGGTTGTTTGGTGTTTGTGAGGGTAACAGCACTTAGATTTAACTCTTCCAGTTTATAAGGCAAATTATGAGTTCCGAAAATGACGCACCAATGAAAACACAGGACTTGGAAGAAGAAAAGAATAGACCGTCTATTCTTTTTGGGTCAGAATCTACCCAACAAACCGAGCCAGAAACCAAGGCGACAGTCGATGGTTGGTGGGTGGCAAAACACCTAGACGTTACAAGCTTGGTTTGTGCCGAAACTGAGGACGAAGCGGTTTGGATGTTCCGAACACTTAACCGAATTCCTGACTTGGAAGAGATCGATATCGTGCCGGCAACTTGCTTGCCAATGTCGGGAGACGATGCGATTCATTGTGTCGAGCGACATCCAATTGCAAACGCCGAGGGTGTGATGATGGATCAATTGCCTTTGGTCTACAAGAGCAGCGTGACGGCAATTCCGGCTTGGATCGAAATGATGAAATCGATTCGCGGTTAGTTGGTGCGCAGCGCGGCGATAGAATAACGACGAAATACGTTTTGCAACAAAGGGCTTTTTAAAATGGCACAATCCGTCGCAACCAGAATGATGCTGTCCGCCGATGCGGCACTCTCTAGCCCGCAGTGGTTCGAGTTTCGAGAATGCTCACTTGTCGGCACTCGTGAGTTTGGTGCCAGTGAGGGGCATAGGGGAACACGGCAACCTGCATCTTGCCGGGCAAGAGTCTTAAAGGACTTGTGTCAGGGAACGTTCTCGGGTCGTTTGAATGCAGCCGAGATAGATTGGATCATGCCGCGCGTGTTCTTTGCCGCCTCTGGAGCAACGCTGATTCCAGGAGAAAATGCCTCGTCGTCGGATGCAAAGTTCTTTGCCTTCGTTGATAAGGTTGTTGAGTTTTATCTGTACAACAAGCTACGAGTGAATCAATTTACGCTTTCTGGTTCGGAGTCGAACTACTTGGATTGGTCTTTTGCTTGCGTTGGTGAATTGGAATCTTCTGGTGGGTCGTGGCCAGTTAGCCCAGTGGCTCCGTCGTGCGGAGTAGCCCTTACATTCCAAGACGTTGTTTTTACCTACTCGGGAACACCGTACACCCCTCAGAGCTTTACGCTTACCATCAACAACAACTTGATCCCGACCATCGAAAACTCGTTGACTCCGACTCTGTACGAGGCCGGAAACATGGAAGTGTCGCTGGACATGACCTTCGACTTCCGAGACGCAACCAACAGTCTTTCGAACAACAAAACGCTGTATCGTGCGGCTCTTGCGGGCGCGGCGGCATCACTTGCTGTCAACGATGGAACCAACACGTATACATTTTCGTTCGCCAATTTAAAAATTCCAGACGGAGCACCCACGATTCCCGTTGAGGGCAGATTGTCGATGCCACTCAAGATGATGGCATACCGATCAACCAATGCACTTGCGGGTGCAACCGATCACGTTGTTCGATTGATAAAGACCTAATCTATTGCGTGATGGTCTTGAAAAGCTAACAATGGCCACGAATAAGTTTCGTGGCTATGTTTTTTAACGGAGAGAAGAATGAGCGATTTGAGTTGGAAAGATGGAATTTACCGGGCCGGAGGCGTGCAAGCCGGATACGTTGAAGAAGTGGTTGGGCTGCATCCAGAGCTTTACTTCCAGTACCGAGTCAAGTCGCCCCCTGAATGCGAACGGTTGATTACGTCTGCAATCATCAAGGACGCCTCCAAGGCTGGTGACACGTTGGACAATATGCAAAAAGAAGTCAAAGGCTCGCTCACGCACTGGTCATTGTTAGCTCCGCTAGGCTCAGATTTGTCCCATGCGTTACTCAAAAGAGTTTTTTGGATCATCGTACAGTCCGATCCTTCGAAGCCCATTCCAGAACGTTTTGAGAACCCAGGAACATTGGAGGAGCAAGCAAAAAAATAGTTACGGCATTCGCCCTATCGCTTTCGGACAGTCCGGTTCGAGGGCGATCCTGCGACCTATGCCGTGCGTATATGTTCGAGCCCAACGGCGACCCGACCAAGAAACGATTCCCAAACGAAGGTTACGAGCCACGAGTTGGGAAGGTTCCTTGCGAGTTGTCGGTCGGATGCCCGAAAGGACATTGGAAAGACAAGCCAGATTTGACACCGCAACAACTGGAAGCGATCAAGTTATACAGGGCGTCGCGGGCGACATCGGGGAGGTGCCTAACGATCGCAGAGAGCCAGGACTACTTTTTAACTTGGTTGTTTGCGGAGTTGTACGAGGCTGAGGAACGGATAACCAGAGCAAAGACGAGCGGAGCCATTGAAGGATTGATTGCGGCGATTTTAACGAAGTGAGATTGTTATGTCAGACCTAGCAGAACGCGGAGTTATGTTCGTCTTAAAGGCGAGCCTTGACCCAGCTGCGCGGACGCTACTCTCTTCGTTCGGTAAAGAGATGGACGCAATCCAATCTAGGACCGCAAAGGCAACCGTTGAAAACTCCCGCAAAGCAATTTCGATCGCGGCAGAAGAGGCCCGCGCAGTTGTCCAGATTCACACCGACGCCGATACTCGGTGGAGGTCGGCTGTAGACGCCAAAAACGCCTATTACAAGTCGAAGCTATCTGACGAGGAGCAAAGATACAAAGAGTCGTTGGAACGCCGAAACAAAGCGGCTGAGGAGTTTGTCAAGCAGCAAAACATGGCTGTCTCGGCTCATTCAAACAACCAACCAATTAGTTCTGAATATTCCGCTTCGGCACAAGAGGCAGCGGATGCGATCGCGGAGTTCGACAAGCTTGACCAACAGCGAACAAAGCGACATGAGGCCGAACTGAAAAAGAGGCTCGACCAAGAGGTCAAAGCAGCCGAGAAGCAAAAGCAACTTGAGGAACGGCAAATAGCCAGGGACCGGTCCTTGGCCGAGTCTGCGGCAAAGAAGTTTGCAGAGCAGAAAAGGCGAGACGAAGAAGCGTTGGCGGCTGCGATCAAGCAAGCCGATAAGATTGTCGAAGCGGACAAGCGGAAACAGGTTGCACTCGAAGATGCTTCCAGACGGTTTCAACAGCAAGCACGAACTGCGGGCCGTGAGGTTGCCAACAACTTCATCGAGATGGGTGAAGCCGGGATGAGGTTTGCTCGCGGCTTGACGATGATAGGGCTGATTGGCGAAAAGGATTTGAACAAGGTCAAAGACGCTTTGCTGGGCGTCCAAGGGGCGGTTGATATCCTGAGCGGTCTTGGCAGGATTCTCACCAAAACTGATCAAATCATGCAGGGACTGACCAAGGCGACATTGGCCCAAGCAGCAGCGCAGAAAGCGTTGAGCCTTGCGAATGGGGCGTCCGGAGCAGCAGCAGCGGGCGGTGCGGCGGCGGGCGGTCTTGGCGCATTGGGCTCGATGGGCGGCGTAGCGGGTGGAGTTGCCGCAATACTGACGGGTCCGTTTGGCCTTGTCGCTGCGGGAGCTGTTGCCGTTGGAGCAGCGTTGCTAGGGTTGCGAGACACGTTAAAGGACCCTCCTAAACGTGCGGCAGGCGACAATAGCGCTAGGGGGGTAAAAGACCTTCGGTTCAGCCAGTGGTTAGTGCTGAGTGCAACGTCTGGAAGTAGTACGGCTCAAGGAAATGAAACCGGTTCGGCAGCGAAGAAAGATTTGATCGAAAGTGAGAAGCTAACGAATCGTTTGGATCAGCGTGCAAAGCTGATGATGGAAGCTAACGCAAAGGACAGGGCGTCTTTCTCCGAGTCCGAATCGCGTAAGTCCGGATTTATGAAAGAGCAACTGACGATCCAAGAGGCCATGCTTCGCAATCGGTATGAGCAAGGAACGTCGGCAGAGAAAACCAAGATCATCGAGCAAGAGATTGCAAAGTACTCCAAAGAAGCAATCCAAGGAACTGCGGGCGCTCGAGATCAGGTAATCAAGTGGATGGAGAAGCGTCTAAGCCACGAGAGAGAAATCTCCCGAGAGCAAAAAACGGCTGCGAACGAATCGCTATCAAAATCAAAAGACCTGTTGCGTTCGATCGAGGACCAAATCAGGGCAAAACGCGAATCTAATATGTCGGCGCGTGAGTCGTTTGGAATGAAGTCGGACGAAGAGCAACAGGATATTCTTTCCATCAAGAGGCGAGTTGACCAAGGCGACAAATCGGTAAGTCCGGAAGAGATCAGCAAGCTTAGAGGGCTTTCGGGACGCACTGACAAACAGATTTCCGCGTTCGCTCAAAGTAGAGCAAAGGCGGGCGGATTTGATGCGGCGTTTGGTCGAGAGCAACGTCAGGAAGTTCAACAGCTTGATGCCATTCGGAAGAAGCTTCAGGTAGAGGTCAAGCAGAAAACGGATATCGTCGTCAAAATTGATAGGGACATTGAAGCCGAGGCGCAATCGATCGCAAAGCAAATCAACGTCCAGCAAGCAATTCAAAACAGCGATCTTGCAAAGCGTGTTCAAGAGATCACAACTGAGCAAGCAGAGAACAATCGCCGGTTCAAGAATCGAACGGGGACCACAATATGAGGCTAAGAATAGGTGGAGCAGTTCGACCGTTGAACGAGGCAGTGGCTCAGATCAGTTACAAGCCTGTCTACGATGTGACTCGCAAGGTATCCAAGATGATCGAGCGTTGGGATATCACTGGACGGCTGATCCTTGAGAACAAGTCATCTGAGCGCTTGATGACCGCAGCACTCAACACACTTGAAGCAAATTTTAGCCAAGAGGGTGTCGATATCGCGTTCATGGAGGACTTTGCCAACGTAGATACAAAACTTGCCTTGTATGCCAGTCGTTGCCTTGTTGGACCGTACATTGTTGATTCAGGGTTCCCGAACGCAGAAGGTGACATCTACGGCAATGGTATGTCCTATCGTGTAACCTATGAGGCCGAGCGGCTTGCGGGCGCGGGTAGTGACCTTTTGAAGTTCGACGAAGAGTTGACCGAGATCGAAGGCGGTCGAGAAGAGGGCTATGTTGGCGGCGCGGTAAATCTTCCAGAGCGTCAAATCTTTTTCCAGAACAAGGCATACCGATACCGACAATCGGGAAGTGCAACAGGATTGCTCGCTAGGCCATTCATTCCTCCACCGATTTGGCCCTATGCAGTGCTCAAGCGTCCAGAGATTACAATCAGCACTCCAAGGGTTCTTGGTAACATTGATACCGAGTACGAGATATCTTGGTCCTACGAATTCGCATGGCATCAACCACTTTACGGAGTACCCCACAGACGGGTCTAACACATGGCAACAAAGCAATGGCTAGGAGCGGCTGCAAGCGTCGCCCAGGTAACGAAGATCGTTTACAGCTCGATTGTCGTTGGACAAACGTACTCGGCGATTATCAACGGCAAAACGATATCCTACACGACCACGACAACCGTACTCGGCGACCTCATTGACGCACTGGTTAGCGCTTGGAATTCGAGTGCTGAGCCCGAGATTCAAGAGATGGTCGCAGCGAGGCGAGAAGATCCTACATTAAGCGGACTTCAATTGACGGCTCAAGCGGGAGTCGGCGGAATTGTTGTGACGGCATCGGCGACAACGGGAACCGCAACCGTGACAACTCCAACGGCGGCAAGCGGTCCTAACTTTTGGAACGTTGCTGCAAATTGGGTTGGTGGTACGGTTCCATCGGCTGCGGACGATATTGAGATCGACGGCGCGGTGAGTTCGGTGTCGATTCTTTACGGGCTGACCGACACGAACAACTACGCATCGTTCAAGCGGATGGCGAGCTATCAAGGCCAGATTGGATTACCGGCCACGAATCCAAACGGCTATCAGGAATACCGAACGCGGAGGTTGACGCTGGGCACTGGTTCAGCGATTGCGGTTGAGCTTGGCTACGGAACTGGGAATCATCCAACCTTGGAGTATTACGACTTTCAAGGTTCGAACGTCACGCTGACGGTACACGGAACGACTGCGAACACTTCGAACGGATACCCTGCTCAGATTGTTGGTACGGGATCCGGAACAACTGCGAACGTCTACGCCGGGTCGGTTAAGTTTGATTCGTTGAGCACTTCGACTGTATCGACTATCAACGTGATTCAACGCGAGGGCGGACAATCCACTCCAGATGTTCATGCAACAAGTAAAGTGACCTGCACGACCGTTTTGTGCGTTGGCGGTCAAATGCTGATCGAGGGAGCAATGACAACCCTGACGGCGCGAGATAGCGCTAGGGTGGTTGTCGCCAAGGCATCGGCAGCGGCTAACGTGAAGGCGTCTAATCGTGCTCAGATCGACTGGGACAGCTCGGGAGGAATAACCACAAAGGCGACCATCGAACCTTCGGGAATCATCAATTTTGGCAACGTAGGAACGACCAAGACGGTAGCGGCTTGTGACCTGTACCGGGACGGCGAGATTCGAGACCCAAATGGACGAGTGACGTTCACGACTGGAATCGTTCTGATCGGGTGCAGAATCGCCGATGTTAAGGTAGACAAAGGAGTGGGCATAACTCTCTAATGGCAGTTCCACAGGGGCGACTAATCTTTGCAGGCTTCGACGCAGACGCTGGCTTTCAAGTCTCACGGACTGCTTCTACGGTTGCGGACCCGATCCAAGCAAAGTTCATCCTTGGGGTGGACCTTCCAAGATACGGGAACATTCAGGTCTCATACGGCAACAGCTTCATCACGCTTGCAAATTGCCGAGTGGTCCGCCAGACGATAACGCAAGGTTCGAACGGTCGATACAAAGACGTGCAATTCGAGGATCGCAGGTGGGCGTGGCGGTTTAGGAATATCTACGGCCAGTACAACACGTACATTCGAGGGGTCAAAAAGAATGTAAAAAACGTGCGACAGCTTGCAACGCTATGCCTTCAAGCTATGGGTGAAGTCGGCGTTGATGTTTCTGTTCTGCCTGATGACGTTTTCCCTCTTGCCGAGTTTGGAGGACAGCTTGCATCCGAACAGCTTGAAACTCTGATTCAACCCTTTGGGGTGATAGTCTCGCTGGGGATGGACGACAAGGTTTATCTTCGCAGAATTGGCGGCGGTAGAAACCCTCCAAACGATCAAAGAGTCATGGACTTCACAACGGCCTACGAGCCTCCGGTGATTCCAGAAACGCTTCGCGTCGAGGGAGCGCCAATCATGTTCCAACGTGACTTGCCACTCGAAGCTGTTGGGTATGAGATCGACACGTTCGAGGTCAAACCGTTAGCGGAGTTGTCATACTGCCCAACTGTTGGAGGTCAAAAGACGTTTGCGTATTGCAGCTATGATTTCCGCCAGCTAGCTGATGCAAAGAAAATCGAGCTTGCTCAGTCGTGCATCTGGAAACTGTACCGAGTCCAAGGTAAGCGAGGAACCTACCTAAAGATCCCAACGCCTACGGGCTCAAGGCTCTCGGCCAACACTTGGAGCGCTCAGTTGCTCGACAATTTGGATGTAGAACGAATAATCCCGTTGAGCAGCAATCAATTGACATTGTGGAGCGAGTTCGAAGGCATAGTTCCGGCCGAGGTCATTGGGTACTTCCATGACCTGCGACCATCGCAACTCAACAACGTCAATCCGATTCCGGCAAACGGTGCTAACCCTTTATTCAATGCCGATCACTATGCCTCAGCGCAAGGCGATTATCTTAGAACCACGTTCCCAGCACACGTTTATCATGGTGCGTTTGAGATCGACGAGGAAAAGGGCTTGGTCAAGTTCGGCGTTCAATGCTACTCGATCAAACGAACTGGAAACGTAGTTGCGGCGGATAAGTTTCAACCGGCAAAGATCCTTTTGCGCACTTCGTTCATTGTGCGAGATCCTATAACCGCTGAACCAATCCGCCAGTTCTACGACTACAAGCCCAACAGCAGATACGTTTCGCGCGGGGTCACGCATACGATCAGGGTAGACGATTTGGAGTATGAGTGCGGCGTTGCAGACTCCAGGGGCTTGAATCAAACGGAGGTTTCCAAGTTTGAATATCAAGCCAGAAAATATGCCTTGAAAGAGATCGCAAAGTACAACCTCGGCGAATCGGTTTCTGTACCTGCAAAGGGGTTCATGTTCGACTACTCGCCAGATGGATCAATCAGTTCTATTCGTCTTGAGCGTTCTGACGCCGGGGAGTGTACAACTACGATTGACTGGCAAAGCGAGAACCCAATCGAGCGATTTACCTACGATGAAAAGGTCCGTAGATTGCAGGAGCTTGCCAACAACAAGTTTATCGCCAATCAGAAGGCTGTATTGGCCCGCGCCCAAGCTCGCAGAGAGGCCAAGAAAGTACGATGACCAAGACAGACGACATTCGCCAATACGCGTTCAGGAACGACAGCGGTTACACGGTTCCCCCATACGGGACGATGGTTGTCACGGACACCATCGAAGAGCAGAACGAAATTATCTATTTGATTCGAAGGCCAACGTATGTTGACGAGCAACGTCAAGACTCGGCAAGAGTAGTTTTCAATCTCGGCGAGTATGTTGAAGCCGATGCAAAGGGTCGATGCACTTCGGCAATGCCTGCTCAAGCACTTTGCCTAGCCTCAACAGTGATTGGGGATACAGTAGGTCCTGTTGAAGACTCGTTCATCCTCGGTAACACCGGCATCGCTTTTATTGTGAAGACTAGGGACAACACTTATCCGCACGTTGAGGGCAGCTCAGAAACCTGGATGGTCGAAATCAACGTATCGGAGGTCGAAGTAGTTCAGGTCACGAGCAATACCAGAGATGCGGATGGGTACTATCCTGGTAACGTACAGAGGTTTGTTACGTTGACCAAGACTTGGGTGACTGTTCGTGCATGTAGAGTCAGGGATGTGAACGGATGACCCTAATGAAACAGAAGTACACAGGTCGATTTGTTGGAATTGAGGATGGAACGCAAATCTACTCGGCTGGATGCCCGGGAAACACTCCAGGCTCTGGCTCAGGTTCAATCGCTGGCAAGCGATACCAAGGCAAGCTGATCGGCATTGAGGATTCCACTCCGATCTACGGGTTTAGCGAATGCGACTTTCCAAAGATCGGTCGGTTCTTGATGCGGTTCCTTGGAGTGGAAGACGCAACGCCCATTTATGGAATCGCTTGTTGTGCTCACGGTTCGTCGGGTTCATCCGGTTCAAGTGGCTCATCCGGTTCAAGTGGCTCGTCTGGTTCTGGCTCGGGGTCAAGCGGTAGCTCAGGATCGTCTGGTTCTGGAAGTGGTTCAGGTAGCGGTTCTGGTTCTGGTTCTGGCTCGGGAAGTGGATCAGGCTCAGGTAGCGGTTCTGGATCGTCTGGTTCGGGTTCTGGATCGTCAGGATATGTCCCACCGTTCGGAGATTGTGCTTGCGGTTCGGCACCTGGGACACCGGGAGATTTTAATGGACAAACATTTATGAACGATTGCCGACGTGATTCCGACTTTTCAACCTGCACTGGCGGATTTTGCCTAAGTACCTGGGTAGAGCCAGACCCAATTGGTAGCCCAGGAGTCGGCAATTGGGTACTAACGACGGACTTGTGCAGTCATGGATAAATGCCCTTACTTAACTTCTAGTAATAGTTGCAACGTAGCATCATCTCTTATAGGCATGCCCGTTACTGTAACTCCTAGAACTTGCACAGCGTGCAAGACGAAAACCGATAGGCCACAGGCACTCAACGTTGTGACGTGTTCGATTGCATATCAGGTAGCGCCATCGACCGAACTATTGAACACACTGCGTCAACTGCATAGGGCAACCACATTCAACAAGCCGGGAACGTGTCTTCGCAACGTCCTTAAAGAAATAGGGATTATCAAGAGCGACGTTTGCGAGTGCGACGCCTACGCAACTGAAATGGACCTATGGGGAACGATTGGCTGCTACGAACGACGCGATGCAATAATCAGACACTTAAACACACAGTACGTTTCGTGGTTGGATATGGTGCGTGTCGCTTTAGCCGGGTATCTTACGACTGGACAACTGGTAGACGAGTGCCTTAAACGATCAAAGGTGTTGAGCTAATGGAATGCAGCGATTTCAGAGAAGAAATGACCGCCGAAGAAGTAGTTGAGCTGGTCGATAACTGTCCGCCTGGGCCGTGGATTGGCGACTGGCATCAACGTGAGAACGTCAAGCAAGCTCACCGAATGATGGTCGATCGATTTATACCGACAATCGATTCAAGACCAATTCAATACCCTCAGAAGCGTGGCATTGTCATTGCCGGCGGAGGGCTCAAGTATTTGCCCTCAGTGTGGGTGGGAGTCAACTTGATTCGCGAGCAAGGTTGCAAGCTACCGATCCAACTTTGGTATCTCGGCGACAACGAAGTTGACCCGTTCATCAAAAGGCTACTAGAACCGCTTGGCGTCGAGTGTGTGGACGCGCGGAAGGTTGAGCAGGAAAAACCATTCAGGATACTTTGCGGCTGGGAATTGAAGCTATACAGCGTTTGGAACAGTCCGTTCGAAGAGGTTTTGTTTCTTGATGCGGACTCTGCGCCGGTTCGTGATGTGACCGATCTATTCGACCGTCCAAGCTATTCGAAGCATGGGTCAGCGTTCTGGCCGGATTATGCAAATTGGACTCTCAAGCCCGACGTATGGAGTTTGTTCGGTATCGACAAATATGCCAACGAAGAGGCGGCTAGAAATGAATGGGCTCTTGAGTCTGGACAATTCATGGTGCACAAGAACAAAAGTTCATTGCCTTTCCAGTTGGCTATGTGGTACGCGGCTCATTCTGACTTCACGTTTGGTCACGTGTACGGCGACAAGGAAACGTTCCACCTTGCTTGGAGGAAACTTGGTCTTGAGTATGCCAGCCCAAAGCGACCGCCGGGATGGAACAATCACACGATTGTTCAGTGGGACATTGAGGATACTGAAAAGGTTTTGTTTCAACATCGGGTGCAAGACAAATGGAGACTTGATGGAACGAATCGTTTCACTGACTCTTTGGCAAACGAGCAGCGATGCCAAGACCTATGCGGACTTCTGAAAATGGTATGGTCCGGAACGTTATGGGAAAATTCCAGAATGACTAGGACCGAGCAAGACGCTCACGATGTCCTCGTTGGCAATACGTTTATTTACGAGCGCGTTGGATTCGACTCAAGACCTATCAAGTTAGATGCAGGGCACACAATCACCATTGGAAAAGCAGAGTGCGAGTCTCGATGGTGGTTGAACGATGTTGACGGAATTATGACTCTAACGATTTCACGGATTGATCGGCCTACGTGTCACCTAACCATGCAGTCAGACGGCTCATGGTGTGGTCATTGGCTTGAGCACGAACGTATGCCGATCCGACTCACAACAATTAAGAGATAACTATGCACGTTCCACCAATTGTGTTTAGAAAAGATTCATGGGACGAAGATATCTGGAACAGTGTTAGGCACGGAAACGAGTACGGCATCAAAGGAATGTTCGGTGGTTGCGTTGTTGATGTGGGTGCTCATATCGGTGCTTTCTGTTCGCTGGCTGAATCCTTTGGAGCAAGACGGATCATCGCGGTTGAGCCAGACGAAAACAATTTTGATCTACTACGATTCAACTGCAAGCACTTGTTGAATGACGGTAGGCTTGCCGTGCATAACAAAGCGATATCTACTCACGAAGGAGTAAGGTTTTCTAAGGCACATGACACTTGGCCGAACACAGGTGGTGCCCTATACGTTCCCAACCTAACTGGAGCGGTCGAAGGTATAACGCTTGATAAACTCATTGCCGAAGTCGATATGCCGATACTGTTGAAGTTGGATTGCGAGGGAGCAGAGTTTGGAGCGCTCAGAGCTTCACAGCTTAAAAACGTGGTTTCCATTGTCGGAGAGTTCCACGGCGTCGTTGACGGAATTCGAGCCGATTTAATTGCCAAGGGTTTTGCGTTCTCAAGCCATCAAACGGGAGAACGGATTGGTTTGTTCGGAGCAAATCGAACGCTTTGACGATTGCAAAAAGAATCGACGGTCGAATCTTTTTCAACGCGTCCGTCAATGAAAACATTGGGTTTCTGAAAATCTGGTGCGCAAACTTTGGCTGAAACCTTGTGCGGAAAGATTCAATCGAACATAGTTAGGAATCGATTTGTTTCGTAGTAAAGTTTTTGTACCCCTCGGAGATTGAAAAATGGTTCGGTTCGTAAAATGGTTTTTGCTGTTGGCTTTCTGCCTGTTGTCGGTCCCTGCGATGGCTCAACAGCCATCGAAGCGTGACCAGAATATCGCCAAGCCTACCTCATCAGTTCTGATGCAGGACTCCCTGTCCGATCCAGATGTCGCCCCAGTCGATGACACGACTACACTCAACAAGATGCTCGATGAAGAAGTGTCGAAGCTTCCGTGGTTAAAGCGTAAAATCGTTCAGCGTTCACTCAAAGATCCTGATAACAGGGAAGAGCTCGTTGAGCGGATTACGCTTAAGCTTGCTGAGAACAAGCGACTCCAGAAAATGCAGGCAACGTTCGGCGCAGAAGAGTTCACCGGCGATACACCGATTGCGATCAGCCCAGAGTTGAAGCAGATCATCATGGACATTTTGAAGCAGGTGTTACCCTTGCTGCTTGCGATGATCTTCAAAATATAGATTCTGCTGGCTGATTCAAGAACGGAGAACAGGTGATGCGATTTATTTTGATTTTACTGGCTCTGTGCAGTCTCGCCACTGCTCAAGAGCCGATGACCGTCTCGGTTCGAATCGAGAGCTATGCCGAATTTAGTTCGCCCCCAAGGCTTGTTGGCAACCGAGCCTTCTACGGCAAAGGATCTAAAGTGTCTGAAGGTGACATGGGTTTCGTTGTCGTCAAGGGCGATGTCGATGCTGCGAAAGTTCGCGCGGTTCGTGCAAAGCTTGTTGGCAATGAAATCGTGATGGAAAGCGCAAACGTCACGCAAATTGGTCGCAAGGAATTCGCGATCACTGGTCTGGGTAAATACAGTGTCGAGGTAACTGGATTTATTGCGACGAAAGATTCCAACGGAGATACATTTCTTGCCGTTCAGGAGCTTGAAGCGTTTCCGATAACGCTCGGCGATATTCCTCCTCCAGAGCCTAAACCTAATCCGAAGCCTAAGCCGGACCCAGAGGTACCGCCAGACGGATTCGACAATATTGGCCAACGAATCGCCCAGTGGTCCGCAGGCTTGCCGAAGCGAACCGAGGTCGGGGCGATCTACTTGAAGTACGCCGACAAGCTTTCTAAGCAGCCTTCGTTTCAGATCCTGGAAGCCTTCACCGGGGCCTCTGCCGATCGCGTAGCAGTGCTTGGGACGGACGTAGCGAAGTACGCGGATATCGTCGCCAAGATCAATGCAGACATCGCTACACGCGGTCCGATGGGCAAAGGCGTTGTCATCGACTACTTTCGCGCGATGGCGAGAGGTTATGGAGCAAAGGTAGAATGAAAAGCTTTTTTGATATGCTGTCGATTCAGTTTCAATCCAAGCGGACTTGGGCGACGATGATTTCGTTGCTCACTGTCTTGGGAGGAATGTACTTTCCAGATCACTTGAACGAGGCTCTTGCTATCGCGGCTATCCTGCAATCGTGGGCGGTTAGCGATGCGGTACGTCCAGCGGCCTCAAAGTTCTCAGACGGCACAAAGACACAAGAGCCGTTCGAAGTACCTGACGAAGTTCTATCGGTACTCAGAGAAACGATGGTCGAGAACGCCATTGGTTCAATTGCCACAAATCGTACTCTTGTCGAAAATCGGGAAAACAATGTCAACTGATGAAATGCCGATCGTCGTTGGGCCAATGGGATTCGAGATCCCAACCATCAACGCGAGCCCAAAGGAAAAGATTTTTGTTTCCAAGATGGAGCAAGACAAGTTTGCTCTTGAAGCTCCGCAAGTATTCGAGCAGCGCGATGCGGTTGCGGTTCCTCACGAGCTTGCTAAAGCGTGGGACGAGTTCCAAGTCTCTAAAGGTCGAGCGTCTGGTTCGAACGACCTAACGCTGATCGTAGAGTTTGTTCTTGGTACTCAGTTCATGTGGTATCCTCAAGACATTGGTTCTTGCGTTTGGAGTAATACGTTCCGTCCATGGGTTGAGCGAATGTGCTGGGAGATTTGTCTCAGGGGCGACCCAGAGGCTTACACAGGTACGACAGAGCTTGGTTTGTCTTCCATCGCTCCTCACTGCGTCCAGTACGGTTTCGCACGCGAGATAGCCAAGATGCGATCAGGCGACGGATTGTACAAGGCTCCGATGATAAAGTCGTTGACGCAGGGTGTCGTGCTTTGCAACACTCCCAAGGTCAAGCAGCTCAACGAGGCAAACGGAGCCGGTTCACAAGAAAACTATCCTGAGCCTCGCAGTGCTTCGTTGTATCGTCAAATCGGAAACTGGGCATGGAACAAGGATTTGCAGCCATACCGGACTTGTGCGCTCAAAGAGTCAGTTGACGTCACGACTGTCGAACAGCACAGGCTCCAAGAGGACCAATGCAAGCCGATGATTATCTGTTCGTCGCTTGCCTTCAAGAAGATCGGCAGGCACAAGGACGGATTTGATATCCATGGAATTGACGACAGAAACCGATGGGACCACAACCAAGACTTTCCTGGATACCGGATCGCCAGCGATGGCGACAGGTTTTCCAGGATGACTACACGTTCTTGGAATCAAAGAAACCAAGCGTACGAGTCGCATTGCTGGAACATTTCTGACACCGAGCTTGCCAAGATTTACAAGAGGGATGTTGACGTAGCATCTATCGGCGAGATCGAAGGCTTACCGATCGTGTTTCCGAGCGTTTAGTTTTTGTGGTGTTTAAGATTTGCTTAACTTTTTATGATTAGGATTTCAGTTATGAAAATGATACTTGCTTTGGTTTTAGCAATGTGCTTTGCAAGCGTTTCGAACGCTCAATGCGAAAATGGAGTTTGCTTGCTTCCAAAGGTCGCCGAGGTCGTTCAGCGTGCCGCTTCTGCGCCAGTTCGATTGGTTTCGGCAGTGGCGGCTCCAATGTCGATGGCTGGCCAGGATTGCATTCCTGTAACAGTTGCGGCGGTCGAGGAGTACCGAGCGGTGGCAAGACGAACTCCGGTTCGAACAATCTTGCGAAGTCCGTTTGGCACTCGACCCTTGCAGCGTTTGTTTTCGCGCTGTCGGTAGTGTGGTGCGCAGTCAGTAGGTTAAATGGATAGGATAGAGGTTGGTTGCATCCACCCCCCTATCCATCAGTGAGAACCAAGTGCATGAAATCAACTATGAAACAGTCAAGTTCTACGCCATATGCTGGGCGGTCGCATTCGCGAGTTCTTTGGTTCGCTCAATGCGCGAAGACCCTAGTGCCGATCGCTGGAACCTCCTTAGTCGCAGTTGTCTGTCGGGGTTTCTTGCTTTCGGAATTGTTGGTCTTCTGGCTGACGGTCAGCGCGATTTTGGGGATACCGCTACTCATGGTCGTTGGTTTTTCATTTGTGGTTCGGCCGTAATTGGCGTTGCCATTAAAGACCCTGACAAAATCTTTCCAACGTTGCTAACTCGATTCGTAACCTTTTTGAAACCGGAAGACGTTAAGAGCGAAAAAGAAGAGGACACCGATGAAACAAAGAGTTAGTTCGTGTCTGTGCTTCATTCTCGTTTTACAGTTGCTTCTGATCGCGGGCCAAGCTCAGTCGTTCGTGTTGCTGAACACGGTAATCAAGACAACGAAGTCGAACGCGATCACGCTTGCCGATCATTCAACGCGTCTTGCTTTGCATGACAAGCAGTTAGACGCTATGCTTGAAGAAACGTTTCCCCACGAATTCGCAAAGCAAGTGAGAAAGTATTTTCCATGAGTGACCAGCCTACACCGTTCAAGCCGTCGCAATCTCAAGCAATCGATATGATGTTCGCGTTAGCTCCTGTTGTGATGGGAGCGAAATTTGCCGAGACGTCACAAGCGTTCCAAGATCAAGTACTTTTGAGTTCTGCGCTTGTTGATGCTAGCCCTGCAATTGATGTTGAGGCGTCTTTTGATTCAGTCAACTGCGAACGGCTCGGAATTCTGGCCGAGGGATTTGCAAAAGCATATTCCGAACTTTGCCCGATTCTTGCCCCGCCTGCGTTATTTAGAACGCCATCGCACTTGAATTGATTTCTGGACTTGGTAAGATTACCTAGTCGAAATGGACGGACCTGGAAAACGCCGGAGGAACTTAAAAGCCTTCGGCGTTTTTTATTTGGCCGACAGATGGTCTTTTAGGCATCCGGGACAGGTAACGCAAATCGTTTCCATCGTTGCATCTTCCATTAAAACGCCTGGATGCAAAACAGCCGTCAAATTTCCTTTGGAGCCGCAGTACTCGCATTGCTTTTGAGTCTGCAAAGAATGGTCACAAAGAGTTCGATATCGATTGCCAATTCGTTTTTGTGGCGTGAAGTTTAAGTCTATTGCCATATCCATTGAGTCTCGCTATCCGCGTGTGCGTACCTTTGGTGCGTTTCTGGTGTGGGCCTTTGCGTTGTTGGTTGTCGGCCAATATCGCAGGATGATTTCTTCCTTGTCGTTGCGGTACTGCCATTCCGAAACCTCTCCTAGTCGTAGGCCGTAGACGGTCATCGTCATTCCGTAAAATGCGATGGTGTCTTGAACCTCATCGAGATTATCCCAAGCGTTCGAACTTATCGTTGTACGTTTGGCGTTTTGTCGTTGAGCCATGGAAAGCGCTCGCTGTTGTTCGCGATCCTCAAAATCTAGTCTCGACCTTTCGCGTTCTCCAGCTTGTTTGCGTCTTGCACGTCCCCAGTCATCTTTTGGCATTTGTCCGTCTCACTTCCTCAAAAGGGTCTTTCGTTATTTACGAGCGCAAAAAACCCTGGTACCTCCGCTTAAAAAACCAGACTCGGAACGAATGTTTCTTAGTCCTTTCCGTAGTCAACCTGCCAGCATCCCCGCCTTTCAACGGTCCCTCGGCACCAAAATCTCTTTGATCGAATTACTTCAATCGCCGTCTAGGGGTATCCACCCCGTCCGCGTTGCGCCAATCGTTCAGTTCTCGAATGAGAAAAGCACTACCCCCGGCGTGCGGTAGATTTCGGACTTTGTTCGCCATGCCTTCGTTGTCCTAATTCGGTTGGTAGCATGACCGTTTAACCATTTTGCCAGATAGGGGCTGAGTACTTGACTCGCCCCGCAAACGAAGAAAGCCCAGGTTTCCGGAGGTAGAAATCTTGACAACACGGTTCCACGTCGCATTACCAAGAACTCCAGAAACCTGGGCTCTAATATGATTGTTTTGTGGAACTATTGTCGTCAACGGTTTCTACTCCATCGACGCCAATTATTTTAGAGAACTCATTTGATGAAGTCTAGAGCGGAGGATAAGATTTCTTTGAGCGTCTCGCGTTGGATGGGCATCCAAGGATAAAGGGGCGGTATGGACTGAACGGAGAATTAAATGGATAGACTAGCTGCGGAAAACTTGAGGATGGCTCGGGAGTTTGCAGACCCCTCTAAACCACCTCCAGAGTGCGTTTGCCACGCTTGCATCAAGGAACACGATATCCGATCCCCAATGTTCCCAAACGCGGCCCTGAGCCTGTCTACGATGATCGTTTGCCCGACTTGCGGGAACAAGCGATGTCCTAAGGCGAGCGACCATCGGCACGCATGCACGAACAGCAACGAACCGGATCAAGCTGGTTCAATTTACGGTCGTTTTGAAACGGAAGCCAAACAATGCGTATAGAAACCTTTGACTGCCCTGTCCTATCGTTCGAAGTCGTTGACGGCGACACGCAGAAGCTAATTCTTGACCGTGGGTGGAGAACGACCCAAGGAATCACAACCCGATTAGAAGGCGTTGACGCGCCAGAGAAAAATACAAGCGCAGGAAAGTTAGTCGCCAAAGTCGTTGAACTTTGGCTGACTCCAATTTGCCAAACCAAGTACCGTTTGCGATGGCTGTCAAAGGACCTCGACATGTACGGTCGAAGCGTTGGGACGTTCATCGACCGCGAACATCCAGATCAATCACTATCCGAGTATCTGATTCGGATGGGACTTGCAAAGCGATACGACGGAAAATCAGCTCGACAATATTGGACCGATGCGGAACTTTCGGCAGTTGTAGAAAACGCAAATTTGATAATTCCAAAAACCTAGTGTTTTCGTTGGTGGTCGGGTCCTAAAAGAATCGACCGTCGATTCTTTTTTGGATGTCCCGACGTGTAGTATATATACGTACACGTTAGCCAATTTTCTGGATTTTTTGGAATCGCGTATAACAAAAAACAGCCGTTCGGGCTTAGGTTTGAGACAGATCAAACTCAAACGAACAGCGACAAAAGAATGTTGTCGGTCTACGCAAAGCTGGTCAAAGCATATCGGGTTGGGGTTCCGTTGGTGTCGTTCGAGACGAGCGATCCAGGGGCGACAAATCAAGCTATTGTTGCGGAGTTTGCCACGGCAAAATTCCAAGAGCAAGTGAACATCGTTGCTTGGGACTGCGTTCGAGGATGGTACGTTTTCACCCCCAAGACTTCCACCGGTAATCTAAAGGGGCAAGACGAGTACGTTGGCAACCCCTTGGAACTGTTGGTCGATTTGGCAAAAGTCGATCAGTCGCTCCCGATGGTAATTCTGATCCACAACGCACACCAATTCTTGGATCAATTCACGGTCGTTCAAGCGATCTGGAACCTCCGCGACATTTTCAAGAGCGGCCAAAAAATGTTGGTCTTGATGGGCTCGGGCGGTCGGTTGCCAGTCGAATTGCAGCAAGACGTAATCGCCATCATCGAGCCACTGCCAGACTCCAAGCAACTATCGCAAGTCATCGGAAGCGTTTGCGATGCGGCTGAGATCGAAGCAAGCCAAGACGTGCGAGACGCGGCAGGATGTGCGGCTCTTGGCGTCACAGCGTTCGCAGCGGAGAACCTTGCAAGCCTTGCAATCGACAAGCACGGTCTTTCAATGGGTGGCCTTTGGGAGTCGAAGGAAAAAAAGATCAACGAGACTCCGGCTCTCCAAGTTGTTTCGGGGTCCAACAGCATGGACAAGATCGGCGGGATTCCTCAGTTCAAGAAGTTCATCGCACAGGTTATCGCAGGCAAGAGCAACATTAACGCGATTGTGTTTATCGACGAGATCGAGAAGGCCCTTGGTGCTGCGGGTACCGACATGAGCGGAACAAGCCAGGACCAAGTAGGAACTCTGCTTTCATGGATGCAGGACAATCGGGCGACGGGCTGTATTCTGGTCGGACCTCCCGGCGCTTCGAAGTCGGCAGCAGCCAAAGCGTGCGGAAGCGATCAAAGCATTCCGACAATTCAGCTTGACCTCGGAGCAGCCAAGGGTTCGCTAGTTGGTCAAAGTGAGCAACAGATACGAGAAGCCCTGAAGGTCATCAACGCGGTAAGCGGTGGCAAGACACTTTGGATTGCGACCTGCAATTCTTTGTCCGTCTTGCCTCCCGAACTCAAGCGTCGATTCAAGCTCGGAACATGGTTCTTTGACTTGCCCGACTTGGAGGAACGAAACGAGATTTGGAAAATCTATCGAGAAAAGTTTAGATTGACGATCGAGCAAACCAAGGCCCTCCACGCGAACGAGTGGACAGGGGCAGAGATCGAAACGTGTTGCGAGTTTGCCCACAATCTTGAGATCGAGCCAAGCGAAGCCGCCGAGTACATCGTCCCAGTATCGAAGCATGCTGCGGACTCAATCGAAAAGTTGCGAGCAGGAGCCGAGGGACGTTTCCTATCGGCAAGCTACCCAGGAACTTACCAACGCACCAAGCCAGAGGCCAGCAAGGCGGCAACGGGCCGAAGGTTTCAAAAGGCGTAAGAACGTCTGGCAAGTTTTCGGGCTTAGGTATCAGGAGACCAATTTATGAACTACGCAAAATTTATCGAAGAAAAGTCACAACTTACGCGTGACAGTGGCTTCAAGCCAAAAAAGCTAACGGACAAGTTGTTTCCTTTTCAAAATCACATTGTGGAAACTGCTTGCCGTCACGGTCGGTCAGCACTGTTTGCAGATTGTGGGCTAGGCAAATCAATTTGTGAACTCTCATGGGGTGAACAAGTAGTTCGCAAAACAAACAAGCCAGTACTGTTGTTGACTCCAATCGCGGTTGGAACGCAGATGATACGCGAGGCGGAGAAGTTTGGCATAGATGCTCAGCGATCAAGGCATGGCGAGTGGGACAAGTCTAAGTGCATTTGGGTGACAAACTATGAGCAACTGCAAAAGTTCAATCCACTAGATTTCAGCGGGATCATTTGCGACGAGTCAAGCATCCTGAAATCGCTTGGAGGCACAACACAAAAGCAGATCACTCGGTTTGCGTCGAAGCTCCAATATCGGCTGATGGCAACTGCGACTCCAAGCCCGAATGATTATGTCGAGCTGGGAACAACCTCGGAAGCAATCGGAGAACTGAACAACAGTGAGATGCTCAAGAGGTTCTTCAGGCAGCTGGACGACAAAGGACAAAAGCAAGCAACCAAGCAGCAAGAGGAAGCGGAGAAGCTGATTGCACAACGCAAAACGTTTTTGCGTGAGCAGATCCTATTTCAGTCGTCGGCTTACCAGTTAGCAGAGGTTTGATTGTGACAGACCATGAACTATTTGCTCGCGAACATGAATTCGCAAAAGAACTCAGCGAAATCGAATCGCAGATTACAAAACTTAACAAGCGTGAAATCGAGTTGAATCAGCTTTTGGACAAATGCCAATCGAAACGTTGGATTCGTGCAAATAACGTAACTCTTGACGACATTACGATTTCGGGAAGCCTTGCAGATTCAATTGCTCGCAAGGTTCCAAATGACATGCCCTATTTCACAGTGGTAAATCAGTTTAAGGACTGGATGCAGAAAAACGACATCAGAACTCGTTACTTCGAATGGAACAAGCGCATCTACAATCGATTGGAATTTTACGAATCCAATCGATTACCAAGCCGTCGAGTAGCTCGAATTGAAGACGTGCCCGGATACGTGGAAATATGACGCAAACACGAAAGCAGCGGCCTGTTTTTAGCTCAACAGATCCTATTCCAAGCGATCCATTGCGAGTGCTTATCAGCAAATACGAAACACCCTCAGAAATTCACAAACGGACAGGCTTAGACCTGAATCGATTGTGCGATTCATTGATTCGGTGGCATCAAACCAATTCCATCATGCATGCAGAAATCCGGACACATGGCTGGGTTGTGCCAGTTTTTAGATTCAAAACTTTATTTGACTTTAAGGCTTAACCATGAATCAACTGTTTACCCGTAGGTGGTAGGTAGGTTCCAAACACTTTAACAGGGAAACAGGACGATGGCAGAACAAGATTTAGGCGCGAAGCTCAAGAACTTGACCAGCGGTTGCAAGCTCGAAATTCGGCAAGTGATGTGCAGCCGCAAGATGACCGAGCCCCAACGCAAGAAAATGGCCGAGGCGTTCAGCGCGGAAACCGGTTCGGTCAAGGGCTCCCGCGAGTTCTTGAACCGCAAGCTGGAATTCGTGAAGCCGCTATTCAAAGCAGCGACCAAGGCCAAAGCAATATGGCGGGCCGCGACGGTCAAGTACGAAGACGGCGTTCGCCTGATTCGAACCGACAAGATCGAGTGGATGAACTCGGCAATTTCGGAATGCCAGATCGAAGCGATCGAGGCATGCGATCAGGTGTACGACCGATGGCCCGATGTCGTTGCAGACGCCAAAACTCGGCTAGTCGATTTGTTTGTTGAGTCGGACTACGATTTCGACATCCGAAACGCGTTTGGCATCACGATCAGCTACCCAGCAATCGAACCGGATTCAAGGCTCAAAACGATAGCGCCAGAGCTATTTGAGGCCGAGCGGAAGAAGATCGTAGCCCAGTTCGAGCAAGCGGCTATCGCAGCGGAGACGGCTCTCCAAGAGGAGTTCGCCACGATGGTATCGGAGCTGCTTGAAAAGCTTACGGACCAGTCTGAGGAGGACGGCAAGAAGCACATCATCAAGCAGTCAAAGATTGACCACCTTGTTGACTTTGCCAAGCGGTTCTCGGAAATGTCGATCAGCGACAACAATGACCTTGCCGAGCTGGTTGAAAAGGCAAAGTCGCTCGCCGGGGACGTCACAGTCAAGAGTCTCAAGCAAGGCACGAACAAGGCAGACTTTAAGGCCAAGCTGACGGAAGTGGGCGAGTCGCTGGCAAAGTTCACAACGACCGCATCGATTCGCAAATTCACCTTGGAGGATTAGAACATGAACCGCGAAGCAGAACTAGAACAAGTCCGCACGCAGATATCTGCGTTGAAAGTTCAGGAGCTAACAATTCTTGAATCAATTCGTCACGACATAGCGATGGAATGGATCAAGGCTAACGACGTTACCATAGATCAGGTTCACAGAAGCGACCTCCCCGTAGGCGGGACGATGTTTATGGTGAGCGATGACTTTGTTAAGTGGGTTGAAAGCCTTCCTGTGCAAAAGAGATTTTGCGAATGGAACTACGACATTTATTTCAAGGACGATCTAAAGGCACGCCGATGGGAAGCGGCCAAGGCTAAGTTGAAAGACTTGCAAAAATAGCGGGAACGCCCAGCAATGTTTCGGGCTTAGGTGGTAGGGAACGGGTTTTCCAGCTTTAAGGAGCAACAAAATTTCACACATAGCAACAGTCGAAGTCCAGATCAAAGATCTGGATTGTTTAGCCAAAGCAGCCGAGCGCTGCGGGCTAGAATTCAAGAAGGACCAAAAGAACTTCCGTTGGTACGGTCGATGGATGGACGACTACGACGAGGACGATGCGGCCTACAAACGGCTCGGCATCGACCCGAAGGAGTACGGCAAGTGTCTCCACGCTCTGAGCGTGAAGGACGACACCGGCAGACGGGCATACGAGATTGGGGTTGTCGAGAACCCCAAGGGTGGATTCGCTCTCCTATGGGATTTCTTTGCAGGCGGCCAAGGCTTGATGAATCACGTTTCTGCCGAGACGGACACGGCCAAAAAGGGCATTGGAAAGTTGCAGCAGATGTACGCATTGGAAGTTGCAAAGAAGAACGCGAAAAAGCAAGGCTTCGCGGTCAAAGAGCAGTCGGGAAAAAACGGCGAGATAAAATTGGTTTGTACAAGATAGGAAACGAAAAGAAGTGAGCAACACTCAGAACGAAATCGAACGCCTTCAAGCCGTTGAGCTAAAGGCACAAAGCGAACGCCACGAACGCGCTAAGTTTGAACTTTTGGTGGCCCGTCTGGTTGTTTGGGTGGACGCCCTTGAGGGAGAGCCGATTATGTACACGCTAGGCAAAAATCTAGCAGTAGCCAACGACGCTGTTCGGGTGGCGCTTGGTAATCCGTCACGCCTAAAAACATCGGAGGCCGAGTAATCGTGGCAGAGACAGTAATCGTTAGCGTAGACAAAGACGGTAACGTGAAGGTCGGTGTCGAAGGTGTATCCGGCCCTCACTGCAAGAAGGTATCTGAGGCCATCGAAAAGGCTCTTGGCAACGTAACCAAGAGCGAAGTGACAGCGGACTTTAAAAAGACCGCAGCGGTTGGGAAGCAAGCGTAAAGCCAGTAGAGCGCTCATGCACGTGAGGGGCATAACTCACGTGAAATTAGCTGGCAAGCATCAACTGCGCGTTACCTATATTCCATCGACGACGCGTGAGAAATGCCGACTTGCCCACGTAATGGGCCTTTTAGTTTCAATCACAATTTCGGAAAAGAATTATGTACGACCCGTTGAACGAGCAGCCAATCCCAGCCGTAACAATTGAGCCTCCAACCATTGAGCCTCCAACCATTGAGGCCAACGAGCCGAGAACACGGTTGAGCTTCAAGCAGACGCACACCCTAGTCGCGTTCTGCAAAACGTTGGCTGAGCAGACGCATGATACATGGGTCGGACTGGCCGCGTTTGTCGGCGACAAGCTTGGATTCAGCGTAACTCCTTACTCGCTGAAAATGGCTATCGAGGCAGCGGAGAGAGACATCAAAACGTTTCTTAAGCCAGCCTTGGAAGAGTCATCGGTTGACAAACGATTGAGCGCCCAGCAAAAGCAGATCGACGAGCTAACGGGCAAGTACGATTTTCTCAAGGGAGTCGTCGACAAGATTCTGAATCAAACGGTTGCAAACGAAATTGCGTAGATATCATGGTCGCTTGTGCGGTACACGGGACAGAATGCAAAAAGCAAAATACCAAGTGGGGGCCTAGATGGTCCTGTCCTGAGTACGCATGCGACCAAGTGACATGGAATGAGAACCAACCGACAGCTTCGCATGATGTGCGCGAGGCGATCAAGTATTTAATGGACGACCTCAAAGCGGCAATCGTTCTTGGTAGCCAACCGCAGTACATTGACGAGCTGTATTGCTCCATTGGAATTCCGTTGCCATCCGACGGAGTAACAATTCAAACTATCCGCGAGGACTTCCGCAAGTACGATCAGAGGATGAAAAAAGAGGCGACGTTGGTAGAGATCGTATTGCAGCTAAAGCCATTGACGACAGCAGCGGGATTCAAGACGCACAAGAGCATCACGCGGTACCTCAAGGCGCTGGACGATTGCAAGAGAATACCTGGGCTACCATCTTCGTTTGAATACTACCAAGACCAGTTCAGAAAGTTCACGGGAATAGTGGTTCCAAGCGACCCAACCAAGTCCGACCTGTGGCCCGCATTTTCAAAGAACGACACCGACAAATTCTTTCCGGCTGGATTGGTCGTCAACGAAGCAATGAATAGGTGCGAATGGATAACATATCCAACAGCTTGGGAGAACTACCTAAAAACGGGAACGCCGGGACATCCTCAGTCTAAGCCGATCAAGAAACAAGTGCAGGCAAAGAAACCTTCGCAATTGAACCTTGTTACTTTCAAACCACATCAGATTGGTATTTGTGACCAATGTGAGTCTACGATGACGCAAAAGCAGATGGACTTCATAGAAGCGATCAAGGCCGCAAAGCCTAACGTGCAAGGCGTTCAGGTTGGCAAGCAGAAGCAAAAAGTGGAGCCTAGGGCGAAAGTCTTGGAGTCCAGAGCCGATGTGGTCAACGTGGCCCCAAAGAGAAAATTCAATCTGGAATAGAACAACACCCAATGATTCGGGCTTAGGTAATGTACGCAATAGATTTAACAGCTAGGGGAACCAGGTGCATAGAACTCTCCCAAGTGTTCGACGCACAAGGCAAGCCGATCACGATTGACCTGTACCTCTCGCGTGCCGAGAGCAAGCAAGGCAGGATCGCGGTTGACGCCCCCCAAAGCGTTCGAATTCGAATAAAGGATACGGTCGATGGAAAATACAATCACGATACTGCCAGACGGAAGCCTCCGGTTCATCTGGACGGATGACCTCGCCGAGCTTGTCACGCTAGGTCCGTCAAAGATCGTCAGGGCGTCTCACGTCGAGCCTGTTGGAACAGAATGGGAGGCAGACATGGGACCGAGCGGCGGACCCGTTCTAAGCGGTTTTACGAGGCGTCAAGATGCAATCAACGCCGAGATACTTTGGCTCAAGCAGAATAGCCACCTGTACAGAAATGTGGGAGGAGTCAAATTTGCAAGTTGATGCTTTTTCGTGGCGATGGTTTCGACGGCATGATTATGCCACGATGGGGGAGAACGCGATGAGCAAACAGATTAGTATCAATGTGACATTCCAAGAGCTATGTGACATTGTGGAAGCGTTGGAACAATTCGTAAGCTCAACGCCGACAGACGTTCCAGGCATAGACGACACGGCGGCGTTGCTGCTCAGGCTGGACAATTTGAAGGCTAAGCTAGACGGTGAGCCCGAGGAGGGGTGGTAATCGATGTGGACAAACGGAAGGGTACACTTTGAAGAGGCTAGCACCTATCACGCTCGCAAAACTGAAACGTCAGCCTCTCAGACCAAGGACTACCTCACAAGCGTCCGAGGGTACTTCCGAACGCACTACTTGGGCCAACGCAAGCAGGCGACGGCGCAAATGGAGTTCGGGTCGGTTGTCCATGAAGAAGCGTTGCTTGACGCCATTTTGCGGTCCTACGTTGTTATCCCTCAAGAGATCTTGAGCAAGTCGGGCTCAAGGGCCGGAGGCGCTTGGGAGCAATTTAAAAAAGATAACTGCGGTCAGTTGCTGGTGAAGGCTTCCGAAGTTGTGACGATGGACAACATGCTTGACGCTGTTCGTGGCCATCCGAAGGCCAAGAGCTTGTTCGAGGAGCAAGACGCGCGAAAGGAGCTGACCATCACGGCGGACGCGGAAGTCTGTTTTGTCAACGAGTGCGACGAGCTGCAAAAGTATCCGTGGCCCGTTCGCGGGCGACTAGATTGGGTGTACACTAGGATCAAAGACCTCAAGACCACTGGCGACCTGAGCGAGAAGTCTATGCGGTACAAGCCGTTCGACCTCGGATGGGACATCAGCGCGGCCTATTATCGCAGGCTATGGCACGCGTTGACGGGCGATTGGCTCGAAGTGGAGTTCGTTGTAGTGGAGTCCAAAGAGCCTTTTAGGGTTGAGATTTGGAGCCCGAAGCCAGAGACGTTGGAAGCTGCGGAACGCCGAATCGACGAGGCCCACCAAGGCATGTTTGCCAACTGGAAGGACTTTGCAGAAACCAAGGACGAGAACGTTTGGCAGCGGCCAGGATTTGACGAAGTCAACTTGTTCTGATCGCGTAAGCCCAACGATTTCGTTGGCGGACGACTAAAAAAAGATTTGACCGTCGATTCTTTTTAGAATGGAAACCGAGCTTTCGGGCTTAGGTGGTAGGTAGGTTCAACACACTTTTTTGGAGATTCCGATGGCTGAGGCACAAACAGAGCAACCGGCACACATTGACGCGGCAATTGACGCCGTCTACAAGAAAATCGGCTACGTGCATAAGGGAGGCAACGTTGACGGCGGCGGTATGCGATACTCGTTTGCCAAAGAGTCAGATTTCATTGCAGCACTGCGTCCCGAAATGATCGCGGCTGGAATCAGTCAGCACGCAAAAGAAATGACGGTGATTTCTAACGAAAGGATTGAAACTGTTCGCCGTTCGAATGATGGGAATCAATACAGCTCCTATCAGTTCCGCGTATGCGTGAAAGCCGTCTATCGATTTACCCACGGAGCATCCAAGACATGGCGAGACGTTGAATCGTTTGGCGAGGGCATGGACTCGGGCGACAAGGCATTCAACAAGGCGATGACCGGCGCGAACAAGTACGCTTTTCGGCAGACGTTTATGATCGAGACGGGCGACGATCCCGACAAGTACGCAAGCCATCCAGAAGGCGGTATCGAGCCAGTCAAGAACAACAACAAGGCGAAGGACGTTTCAAGCGGATCAAAGTATCACGCTGGAGCGGCACTGGCCAAAGCTCCAACCACGAAGCCTGCATCTGCCGAATCGATTACAGAAGAGCAGCCCAAAAAGCTCTCCGTCGATACGATCAACGAGTTTGCGGCAAAGCTTTCGACGATTGCGATTGACCAATGCGACAAGGCCGAAACATGGATCAACGCACAGGGCATTGCGAACAAGATCGACCGCGTTATATGGGGTGACTTGCAATACAAGCTTCTTCTTCGATGGATCGAGCTTGCACCTGAGTCCGTAACGCTGGCGGTCATCGCCAACAAGATTCCAGCGCTTGCCGGTATGGGCCTTTTTACAGTCGAGCAACGTGCCGACTTGGCCAACCGATTGAAAGCTTCCGAGTAGGGTTCCAACAGCACCATGACAATTGCAGAACGATTGAAGGCCAAACCAGCAGCCGCGCCCAAGAAAGCAGCTATCAAGAACCGAGTTGTTGACCGCGAGCTGATCGTGATTGACCCAAAGCTTCAATGCCGGGAAAGCATGAGCGAGGCGACGGTAGAAGAATACTTCCAGGTCATCAAGTCGGGCAAAGAGCTACCACCGCTTCGATGCGTTGAAGTGTTTGGCGAGCTTCACTTAGTCGATGGGTTCACGAGGTACGCGGCATTGACTCGAGCCAGCAAGACGCGGGTAAACGTGGCGGTATCGGTCGGAACGATGGAAGAGGCAGTTCGAGAGGCTTGCGGGGCAAATCAAACGCACGGACTGAGGCGAACGAAAGCGGACATCAAGAAGGCCGTTGCCCTTGCGGAAGCTGCGTTCGAGGGCTTCAGCCGCAAGGCGATTGCCGAGATCATCGGAGTTCACGTGACTTCGATTTACAATCACACAGTGCAGCCCAAGAAAGAGACCAAGCCAAAGAAGGCGGTAGAGCAACCAAAGCTTCAAGAGATCGTAGAGCCTTCCGTCGGCGTTCCGAAGAAGGTTAAGGTTTCGAAGTCTAAGGACTCCGACAAGCCGCCAAATAAGCCATCCAAGGCCCAAGACACCCCCAACGACGAGCTCGACATTGAGAAGGGGGAAACGTGCGTAACATGCGGTGGAGGAGATTGGGCGCTAAGTGACAGCGGCGGTAGGGTTTGTCTGAATTGCCAAGCCGATCAGATTGAGAACATTGCTCAGGTGAGCAATGCCGATAAGATCGACAAGAGCAAGATTGAAACAGCTCTCGGGAAGCTTGTACGCGAGGTCGAAGCGGCTGGACTCTATGCGGACTTCCGAGAATTGCTTGATGCGTTTTCTGCGAGGTTGGCGGCAACGAAGTGAGTGCTAACTGGCCCCACCAAGAACGAGGCAAGCAAGACTTAAAGCTTGCCCGTATCCAAGGCGCAAAAACGATTCTTGCAACCGGACCATGCGGCAGTGGAAAGTCTCGCATGATGGTCCAGCTTGCTCAAGAAGAAGTCGCCAACGGTGGGACGGTCAAAATATACTTGCACCGATCTATGCTGCGAGAACAGCTTTCCGACGTGTTTAACGCCCAGGGAATCGAGCACGGTGTCCAGGTCGCAGGGGTAGAACCAGACTTCACAAAGCCGATCCAGATTTGCATGACGGACAGCGTGTTCTCGCGGGCAGTCAACAAGGGTGAGTGGGACATCGGGACGCCTTCGCTCGTTGTGTTCGATGAGGCCCACAACCAAGTCGAGGGCAAGGCTAGGGCTATCACGTTTGGAGGGGTATCCGGCAACGTCGAACTTAAGGGCCATTACGAGACTGGGGCGACGATTCTTGGATTCTCTGCAACGCCCGTTGGCTGCGGATTGTTCTACGAAAAGCTGGTGTCATTTGGAGGCTATCAGGAGTGTCGGAAGGTCAATGCCCACTTGCCGGTGCGAGTGTACTCGCCAAGCGAGATCGATTGTGCCGGACTAGCCAAGAATGCAGACGGAGAGTTTTCACCGGGGAAGGTTCAGGAGAGAGCTACAGCAATTATCGGAGACGCATACAGCTACTGGCGCAAGTTCAATCCAGACTCTCGGCCCGCGTTGTTGTTTGCGCCATCGCTTGAAGGGTCCAAGTGGTTCGCGGAACAATGGGCAAAGCATGGCGTGCCAGTTGCCCACCTCGACGGCAAGGAATGCTTGCTACCAGTTCGAACAAGTACCGGAGCCATCAACTTGGAGCGGTACGACACGACGCCAGAGACTCGCCGACAGATTTTACAGATGAGCGAATCGGGCGAGATCAAAGTTTTGATGAATCGATTTGTTCTCCGAGAAGCAATTGACATGCCTTGGATTTATCACGGCATCGGTGCGACAGTGTTTGGAGGCATTGCAACGTACCTGCAAAGCGTTGGACGCATTCAGCGATTTCAGGCCGGATATGATTTCAAGATATGGCAATCACACGGAGGCGACTATTGGCGCCATGGGTCGCCAAACATGGAACGTCATTGGAAGCTGGGAGACACAAACGTATCCATAGCACGCGAAAGGATCGAGCAAATCAAGTCAGCAGAGAAGCCCGAAGAGATCGAGGGTATATGTTGCCCCAAGTGTTCGGTGTGGCGTACGCGCGGAATCAGGTGCCCAGGATGCGGTCATTCACACAAGACCTCGGTTCGAGCAATCCGACAAATAGATGGAACGTTGAAGCTACAAAAGGGCTTAGTAAATAGACCGAAGAAAAAGAAGAACTTGACGGCGGACTCGATTTGGTTAAGCGTGTTATTCACATGCGGCTCAAACGAGCAACCGATTTCAAGTGCTGTCAAGATTTGGTCAGCGCGATGCAAGGACGCAGGGATTCAGGGAAGCATAACTGACCTGTCCCACCGACCTCCCGATAAGACTTCGAGCCAGTGGCATTTGAACGTTGACAAGGTTTTTCCGTGGACGAACAAAAAAAAGAAAGTGAAGCAATGACTTTTTCGCACACACCTCCCGTTTGTCATTAGGCAATGGCGATGACAAACGACGACGCTTGGATGCAGTTCAACGGGTTCCGCCAGCTTGCCAAGTGGCTTGTCGAGACATCGCGCGGATCACGGTTCCTGACATGGTTCGCCAAGCATTACTTCAGGCGACTGTTGGCAACCGAAGCAGGGTACGAGTTCGAAGAGTACATTCGCAATCAGGTGGAGCAAGAACTTGAATTCAAGAACAAGCGGCAATGCGTTGTCATCGAGACGCATCCAGACGGATTCATTCGGGTCTACGGCGAGGCCGTCAGCGTTGCGTTTGTGCACCGTATTACGACCTACGCGACATGTGAGGCAATGGACGAGGAACGCTGCTGGCTATCGCTGTCCGAGAGGCAGAGGGCTGTCTATTTGGACGAGCGGAAGGCACTAGCGTTGGAGCACATCAAACTACATCCGACAACGATTCACGAAATGTTGGAGCAACGGGCGAGAGGAGAATTGTTCCGTGGCCTGGCAAGAACAGAATAGCCGACGAGTTGAGGACGCCATGCGAGACATAGAGCGACGGGCTACAATTCCAGCTTGGTTGTTCGCGTATGACCTGCTTGTGGCGAACCCGGTGCCCAAAGAGATACCGGCCAAGTTTGCACACGAAACCGATCGGAAGCTATTGGAAACACTTAGGAAAGAATTGGACCAATGACAACAGACGCAGAACGCATCCAAGAACGTATCCAGGGCCGAGGCATAGCCAAGACGATACTTGCGTTGGCCGAGCTTGAGAGCCAGCCTCCAAACGTAGTCGAAGCCTTTTGGGACCACTTCAATACCGAGGGCATGCTTTACCAAATGTGGGAGGACAGGGCCGCCGAGCTTGGAAGCAGCGCAATGACAGATGCCGAAGCGGACGAGTTCGAGCACACAAAGATAGACTTTGGAAAGTACCAAGGCGAGTTGTTTTGCAACATCCCGATGGAGTACATCGCATGGCTTGCCGACAAGTCAATCAAGGTTCGACGATACATGCAGAGCAGGCGAGCGCAACGAAGGCAGGACCAAGAGTGATGGCACCAGACCAAGGCCCGCATGGATCATCAACAGCGTTTGCAAGTACCAACGCGACGTGCATATTCAATCACGTCAAGCTGGTGGTAGGGCAAGTCAAGCTGTTGGTAAGGCAAGTTGACATCGAGTACGACGCGCCCGAAGAGATATTCGAGCCATTCGTTCCAACGGCATGGAAGCTTGAGCAGAGGCGATACGACCGAATCAACGCGCGGCAAAAGTATCTGAGCGAAGTCGCCAAGGCAAAGAGGCACTTTGGATTCACAAAACCAGTCAAGAAACACAGCAGTAGACGGCACAGAAGATGAACGAACCGTGGCTTGACCCAGACTACAACGCCAAGCAGAGCTACGACGACATGCGGCTATACCTCCGCAGTTGTTGGGCATGCTATGCAGATCGGAGGCCGGTCAACTATTTTGTGCCATGGACGATTGAACGCGCTCACGTTGTCAACAAGCCACGACGCGAGGATCGCCGATTAGTTGTGATGCTCTGCTCAATCTGCCACAAGGCCAATCACGGAGAAAGGATCGCACGACATGAGCGACCAAGGCTGACAGTGGCTATGATGGTTGGGCTCAAGATTAAATTTGATCCTCAGTGGGTTGACTTGGAGTTCATGCAACGTCACTCGGTTCGAAGGATTCCTGATCCGGTTGAATTGCCC